TCCCAGAAACTATTCCTACTGTAGAAGAAATCGAAAAGATGGAAAAAGTAGAAGTATTACCTGAGGAGGATAAGGCTGAAGCCGACTTTCCCTCTAACGAAAGCGGAAGCTCGGAAGGAAATGATTCGACTATTGTGCCAAATGAAGAATCAAATGAAAGTGATGGCTCCATTGGAGATTCCGATACTACCGAAGCTACTTTGGATACATCGGAATTGGAAGAAATTATAAACAAGTTTGATGAAATTGATATCACAGTAGAAGATGTAAAACATCAAAAAGATGAATCTGATGATTTTAAAGAAGCTGAATTCTCTGATGAAGTATATGAAGATATCATCAAAGTATATAAAGAACTTCAAGAAAATCCACAAGCTGATGTATTAGATTTACTCTCTGCTCAATCTAAACAAGAATTCTTAGTTCAAGCTGGTAAGACTGGTATTAATACTAATGATAACACAATCTATAAATTCTTTATCGAAGGTTTCATTCGTGAAGTCTGTGGTAATGCTTATATGGATAAAGGTCATGATTTAGTTAATGATGCGGTAACTAAAGTTAATAACTTAGCTGAATCTAAAGAAATGTCTAAGATGTTAGAAGACTACATTGAAGAATCCTATAATAATCGTATTACTGAAATGAATCGTATTATGGATTCCACAGAAGATCAAAATGTAATTGAATCTTGTATCAATGTATTGAATGCTAATAATGATGCTAAAGAATACGGTTTCTTATATAAAGCTATGGAAGCTCGTCCATCTTACTTCAACGTTGGTAAAGCATTCAAATATCAACAACGTAACGTTGAATCTATTCATGAAGCATTAGAACGTATTAATATCAAGAATATTAACGTTGGTGTATTCATGGATGCAATCTCAGAATTCACTGGTTATGAAGTTGAATCTATTAATATCTTCTCTATCTTAATGGAAGTTATTGTTTATACAACTAACTTTAGTGATAAGATTCAAATGATGCGTCTATATACTATGATGCTTCTCTTAGGTGGTGCTCTTCATTCTATGAAGACTAAACAAGAAGTATCTGGTATCTTCCAAGAAGTAGCATTTAACTATCAACGTCTATGTACTACTATCTCCACTGGGTTCAAAGCATATGAAAATGGTTTGAAAGCTCAAGCTGTTCAAAAATATGCACCTAAAACTAAAAAACGTAGAAAATAATTATAGACATAAGAATAATGGTTTACCCCAATGGTGAAAAACCATTGGGGTCATTATTTTATTAATTCTATTTTTTCTAGAAGGAGAAAGTATTATGCCTGATAATGAAGTACTTGGTAATACTGCTTCTCAACCTGCTGCAGAAGTACATACTGCTACTGAAACTGCAAACAAGATTGATGGTGTATTCCGAGAAAATACTGATAAAAAGGGTACTGGTACAATCACATACACTGATGGTACTGTATTAAACTTTGTTAAAAATGCTTTTGACCATACTGATGCAACAGTTAAGAAAGTATTGAAAACTGACAAATACAAATATGTATCCCCATTTGATGTAGCTAAAGCTCAAGGTAAAACTTTGGATGAACGTTGCTACGTTCCAGGTAAACTTGGTGGTTTAATGGAATCTGAAGTTCAAGAAACTGCTGTTGCTATTAAAATCACTTATGGTCCAACTGAAAACCTTACAGTAGAAGATAAACGTGCTACTGCAATTGAAGTATTAGTTGACGATGAAGGTAATCTTCATGGCGATGCTGATGACTACAATACTCTTAAAGGTTCTGGCTACTATGTAGTACAAAAACCTGAAGAATTATTGGCTGAGCATCCAGAAATTATTAAACAATACAAAGACGCTGTTGTTCGTCTAACTAAAACTCAAATCAAAGAAGTAAAATCTGATAAAGAAGGTTTCATTGAAATCGTTTACTCTGATGATGCTGTAGTTAAATTTGATAAAGCTGGTAAAATTGTTTCTGATGGTCGTTCCGCAGAACCTGAAAAACCATATGAAGATTTCGCTGATACTTTGAAAGCTAAGATCATTGAAAATCTTAATACAACTACTGTAGATGAAAACGGTAAAGAAGTTAAAGATGTTAATAAAATTGCTATCACTGACTCCAGTGAAGTTGGTACAGGTAAATACACATTTAACTTTGCTGACGGTTCTAATGTAATTGCATTGAATGGTCGTATCATCTCTGATACTCGTTCTTTCGGTCGTAGATACCAATCTGTATATACAGAAATGATCTACAAATATACTGAACTTCTTGATGTAGCAACTGACTACTTCCATGAAGATCCTGAGTTAACAGAAGCTGAACAACGTCGTGCTGCTTCTCTTAAGATTATGAACTTACCTCGTAACTTGCTTGAAAAATACACAGCTAACCGTGCTATGAAACAAGCTCGTGTAGGTCATTCTCAAAACTCTGCTAACTCCCTTGGTATCAGAACTACTACTGATCGCATCATGGAATCCTTGATGGCTCAAAAATGGTCTCCTAACGACAAATAATATCTAGAGGGAGGGGGTTAATAACCTCCCCCGTCT